TCGAATTGTTGCACCAGTTCCGTAAAGGCTCATCAAAAGACTTGCGCCCTCTGTGTCTCTTACGCTTGCTACATATTGATTACTTGCGTCATACACTTTCCATTTAGGACTTGCTCCCATTTACTTTGCCTCCTGTTCGTTGTAGGTTAACTCATCTAAGTAGTGCTCCAGTGTCATAAAATCGTGCCCATCTTCGTTCCACTCAACCGCCCACTCAGGGGTTTTGCGAGAATTTATACGAGCACTATCTTCATCTTTCCAGTATAGTTCATAACCATTAAACTCGTCCCAAAATAATAAGACACTGTATTCTACATTTTTATATTTAAAATAAATATATCTTTTCCACGCAGTTTCTTCGTGCCTTACTCCAGTTATTTTTATATCTTGCATTGTATCCATATTATTCTCCTGTCTTAAGTCGTTAGTTAACCATCTCACCAACGTGAAATGTATTTGAGTGATAAGAGATAAAGTCCTTGAAAGGTTTAGGTTCCCCATCAACTATCACAACTTTATTATCTAGGTCAATGATGGTGTGTTCATAACTTTCTTCACCACCGATTGCGTCAGCGTGTAGTCCGTAGCCAGTTTCACTTGTCCAACTATCGCCAATTAATACGCTAACCATAATTCTAGTAGCGTATCCAACGTCTTCCCATCTTGGCTCAGCCATAGAAATTGCATAGGCTAAGTCTTGCATTTTACTATCTCCACCCCAGTGGGAATAAAGAGTTAAGTAATTATCCCCTTGCTTGAAGTGAAAGTTTGTTCTTGCTCCCATTATATTTCTCCTGTCTTAAGTAGTAATTAACCGTAAATTAACTTGCCAAAGATTGCATATTGCACAATGAAATCCCCAAAGCAAGCGTCATAATCCTCTGTGTCCAGTGGATAACCACCACAGTGGGTCTGTCCTGCCTTGATTGCCAATTCATAACCACGTCTTAAGTCGTCAATCTCAACCACATAAGACTTTTCTTCTATGCTGTCATAAACTCTTACGGGCTGAGGGTTTGGCGTAATCTTGCCATCAACTCTTTTCCATAGGTCTATGCCTTGATAGTTTGGTTTGCGTAGTTTCCTGCACCAGTAATACATACCAGCACCATCACAACCCCATACCGCTTCCCATAATTCGCCAACTGTAAACGATTTGCTTACTGTTAGCGTCGAGCCTGTATCCATTTTTTCTCCTGTCTATTGCTTAGTAGAACCATAACACAATGGTGAACTGTGTCAAGCCAACTTGTTTGTGTTGTTCGCCTCACGTCTTAAGACGCACAACCCTTACAAATATTAATTGGGTAAAGACAATCACCGCAAACAACTAATTGCACTTCTTTATCTTTATGTCTTAAGTCGTCAACCATTACTCACCCCCTAAGTAGCACTTGTCCATAGTTCCCCAGCAGTAGCCATCACCAACCCAATTTAAATGGGTCGCTATATAATAGACGCCAGCCAGTAATGCGCCCCAAAATACGAGGCGCACCACCTTTCTTGTTCGATAATAGTTTTTAGATTTCACTTACTGCTCCTGTCTTAAGTCGGAAAGATTTTCTTTTTATTGCGTCAACAATTTTTAACTCTCTATCCGAAAAGTTTTCCTGAATTGTTTCGCCCCAGTGTTTAAACCGTTTATATTCTGAGGGCTTGACGTAAATTGTAGGGCTCTCCCCTTCACAGTAGCCTTCAATCGCACCACGTCCAAGGTAGCCTTCTTCTATCCAGCCTATAACCTCACCGCCTGCGGTTAATTTTAACCAACCACGTCTTGGGTTTCCGCTTGTGTCGTTCGTCGTTGCTATTCTTACCAGCATTTTTTCTCCTGTCGTTATGTCTTAAGTCGGAAGGAACTTCCCTCCAACCCGTGCCCCGCTAGGTCGTGAACCTGCGCCCTCTGGTTAAGGGTGAGGGGCTTTATGTCTTAAGACGTTATTTGTTTTCCTCTCTGCAAAGTTTGCAAAACTTAAGCCCTGCGTTTTCGTCCTCTATCAATTCGTCCACGTCAAATTCATCACTGCACCCGTCGCAATCTTCAAACTCCAATTCTTCGACGTCGTGCACTATGATACTTAACTCCTCGATAAACTTCTCGAAGATTTTTGAAGGGTCGGTGTTCTCGTCGGCTGTGAATTTGAACTCCATCACTCCGCTGTGCCCTTCGTGAACTATCTCGACGCTGTGAATAAATTTTGTAGTCATTACTTCACCCCGCAGGCGGTTAGAAATTTGCTACGGTCAAAGCGTGGGTTTTCTTGTGCCAATTGTGTGGCCAGCATTGCAGAAATTCCTGCGATTACCACTGAAGGATTTTCTTCTTGAAATTCCTCCCAGTTTTTGGTCGCACGGTTTAGCACCTCTGCGATTAGTTTATAATCTTTCCTTGTCATTTTTTCTCCTGTCTTAAGTAGGAAAGAATTTCTCTCCTACCTTGTGCCCGTCCGAGGATTTGCACCTCAGATTTTTCCACCTTGGCGGGCTGTTGTCAATAGGGCAGGGGGACTATTCGTCCCCGTTTCCCTCCTCGTCCTCTAGTTTGAATTCACTCTCGCAGTTTTGGCAAACTGGGCGGGTGAGATTGTATGTCTTAAGACTTAAGCGGATTTTCTCTCCGCATTGGCAGATTGCCACCTTGTTGTTTTTGTTTCTGCCTTTTGGCTTTTCGCTGTCGTTGACGGCAACCAACTTTAAAGCCTCTGCAATAATTCCAAAGGCCTCTTCCCATCTTTTGATGCAAGATGTTGGGACTTTTGTTGTTGACCAGCCAATTCTTTTTGCCTGCTCAATTTCTAGGCCAAGACTTTCTGCGGTGGCCTTGAAAGTTTTGTTGTGATAGCCCTCTTGGCTGACGCCATTTCTTCCCGCTTTCAAATCCAAAGAGTGGGCGGTTTCGTGTAAAAGAGTTCCAAGGATTGCCTCTGCTCCCCTATCGAAAGAGGAGGCAGAAATAAAGATTTCGTGGAAATTTTCGCCCTCTGCTTTCCAAGGTGTCCAAGGTGTGAAAGAGCCGTGGACTTTTGAAGAGCGTCCAATTGAAATAACCGCCCTTGGTGCTCCTGTTTCTTTTTGGATTAAAGAGTGAGCCTCTTCAAGTGCTTTTACAATAACTGAAAGGTTTTCAGTTTTTGGTGCTTGGAAAATATCTCCAGCGGTTTTTGCTTTTGTTGCCTTTTTTGTTGCTGTTTTCATTTTCTTTTTCTCCTGTCTTAAGAAGGAATTTCCCTCTTAATAAGCCGATAGTATCGGATAACTGACCAATTGACCAATTCTACAGGTGAACAACAGGTGAATTCTACCTGAGAATTATCTGAGGATTGATGTCGATTTGTCGACAATTGCAAAAGGAATTAAGCAACAAAAATGTTGCATAAATAACCCCGCCAAATTGGAAGGGGGGATAGTCCAGCCTTCAATCAATCCAAATAAATTTATTTTATCCCTTGGTAAATTCCTTTTAATAAGTCTTAAGACAAAAAAGATAACCCTAAACCTTAAGTAAAGGGTTAGACTTTTTCCAAACCGTTAGGTTTGCCATTTGACCCTAGGGTTATTTAATTTGCTTACTATTATATATATATACTTACCCTAAATTTTTCTGTTATATTCGCCCTAATATATGGATAATTCGGACATTATAAAAAATTATTAGGATTATCTGTTCGGTTTTAAGAAAAAAACAGGTTATCTATATATGTAAAGATAATAATATATTATCTTAACGGAGTTGCCTCCGTTTGCTCTACGGCAACTCCTAATATATATAATAATAATATAATTAATAGCAGAGGTCTACCGTTTTTAGGGACCGTTATTATACCGATTTAAAAGGGACACAGAGGGCAACTTAATGGGCAGAAAACCAGGGGTACAAAATATCCCAAAGGGCGAGGCTCAGAAGAAAGTTCTAGCCCTACTGGAGCAAGGCTCCACAATTACCAACGCTATGTCAGCGGTAGGACGAAACGATGTCACCTTCCGCCAATGGTCGATGCAGAACCCTGAGTTCAAGGAAGCATCTGACAAGGCCCGCCTAGCGGGTAAAGGCTTCAAGGCCGACCTAGCCAACCTCAAGGACATCACCTACGAGGAATTCTGTAATCAATTTTTAGATAGCCAGATTTTTCCTCACCAACGCAACTGGATTGAGTTGATAGAGGGCAAGGACCCATCTTGGATTCACCCCTCAATGATTTACGAAAAAGCCTCAGACAAGCGCATCCTAATCAATGTGCCACCTGAGCACGCCAAGTCCACAACCATAACCTCAAATTATGTAACTTGGAAAATCGTAACCAATCCCAACTCACGAGTTATCATAGTTTCTAAAACTCAGAGTATGGCTCGAAAATTTTTGGGACAAATCAAGGACAGGTTGACCCACCCAAACTTTACCAAGTTGCATACCGCATTTGGTCCTAATGGTGGATACAAGTCTGACGCTACCCAATGGTCAGCAGATATGATTTATCTAGGCACAGGACGTGACTCTGGCGAGAAGGACCCTACGGTGCAGGCCCTAGGTATCGGTTCTCAGATTTACGGTGCTCGTGCCGACTTAATCGTTTTAGACGATGTGGTGATGAATGCAAATGCCCACGAGTGGGAGAAGCAAATTGAATGGCTTCAAAAAGAAGTCATCACCCGTTTGGGACGACACGGCAAGTTACTCATTGTAGGAACCCGTGTTGCCCCAATTGATTTATATAAGATGCTAAGGGACGGCTCGCAATGGACAGGTGGTAAATCTCCATTTACCTACTTTGCTTGTCCTGCAGTTTTAGAGTTTGATGAGAAGCCAGAAAAATGGAAAACGCTTTGGCCAAAAACCGATAGACCAGAAATTGAAATTGATGAACCAGGCGAAGATGGATTATATGCAAAGTGGGATGGACCAGCCTTATTCACAAGGCGCTCAGAAGTTACGCCCTCGGTTTGGGCGATGGTATACCAGCAAGAAGATGTTATCGAGAACTCCATATTTTCGCCGACCTGTATCGCAGGTAGTGTCAATGGAATGCGAAAACGAGGACCTCTCAAGCCTGGAGTACCAGGACATCCGAAGCATATTGAATCTGCATATACAGTTATTGGCCTCGACCCAGCGATGGCAGGAGCCACAGGAGCGGTAGCAATTACTTACAATCGCTCTGACGGAAAAATTTATATTTTGGATTGTGTCAATATGACCGACACTACTCCGCAAAGAATCAGAGACCTTATCGAAGAGTGGGTTATCAAGTACAAACCCCAAGAGATAAGAATTGAAATCAACGCACACCAGAAGGCTTACGCCTTAGATGATGATTTGAGAAACTGGCTAGGCCAATACGGTTGCCAACTCAACTCACACTTTACTGGTAAGAATAAGTGGGACGCATCTTTCGGTGTGGCCTCTATGGCTATGCTGTTTGGTAATACCCGTGACTCACGGTTTCAAGATAACAACATCATTGAACTTCCTTCCAACGAAGGCTCTGAAGGTCTTAAGACATTAGTTCAACAATTAATTACTTGGAAGCCAGATACTAGAAACCCTACAGATACCGTGATGGCTCTGTGGTTTGCTATTATCAGGGTAAGAGAATTAATGCAACAAACTTCAACTGCTTCCAAGTTCGCTAATAATCGTTGGGCGACTAAAGCACAAAGACAACAAAGACATTCGATTGATTTAAATGAAGCCTTTGCAGAGCAATGGGCTGAAACATACACATAAGGAGAAATAAATGGCACTTCCAATGATTGCAGCAGGTATTGCTGCTAGAGCAGTTGCAAAGAAACTTGCTACAAGAGCCGCAGGTGGTATTACTGGCGCTGGAGCAAAACAAGTAGCACCTGTATATCGTGAGATGGGTACTGGTTCAGTTAAGGTTATACCTCAATCATCAATATCAAAAACTAGAGCGGAAAATGTTACTGCATATAATACTTCAAGAGTAAAAGATGCTAAGTCTGGAATAGCAGCCAAAAGAGCCGCTAAAAATGCTGAACAAATGAATGAACTTAAAATATATTCATTGACTAAACCACCACTTAAAACAGTTAAGATTAACAGCAACCCAACACGGGCTAGATAAACAAATTTTCTATCGTTAGGATATAAATGGCTTTAGACATTAGACAAATTGCTGCACGAGTTGAGTCACTCAAGTTTCGTGCAGCAGAGCGTGATGCTCGTGCTGGAGATGTACTTGCTGTACGTCAAGGCAAGATTGCCGACGTTTATCCTGACTTTTTCCCAGAGGGCGTAGATGTAAATGTCGTTGCAAATTTTATTGACATTGTTGCCAGGGACCTTTCGGAGGTTATGGCACCGCTGCCAGCAGTCAACTGTTCTGCGGCGAATTCTGTTTCTGACCGTGCCCGTGCTTTTGCTGATAAGCGCACTCGTATTGCTTCTAACTATTTTAATCATTCTGACCTTGCGGTACAAATGTACTCAGGAGCAGATAGATATATAACTTATGGTTTCGCTGCGTTCGTAATTGAACTCGACGAAGAAAACCAAATGCCTCGCATCCGCATAGAAAACTCTAGGATGGCTTATCCCGAATTTGACCGCTATGGGCGCTGCATTGCATTTGCTAAGTTATATTCTCTAACATTAGGTGAATTGTGTGCACAGTTCCCAGAGTATGAGCGTCAACTGCTTGGACCTATGGGCTATGACCAAGACCTAAATGGATTGATTGAGATTATACGTTATTACGATAAAGACCAATCAGTCATTTATATACCACGTCGTGATAACTTAGTTTTATCAAAAGCCAATAACCCAATTGGTAAATTAATGATTGTAGTTGCTAAGCGCCCAAACGTTGACGATGATATTCGTGGACAGTTTGATGATGTACTTGGTATTCAACTGCTTCGTAATCGTTTTGCTATGCTTGCAATGGAAGCAGCAGAGAAATCTGTGCAGTCTCCAATCGTACTTCCTAGCGATGTAAATGAATTACAACTTGGTGGCGATGCGATTATCCGCACAGCCAATCCAGCGGGTGTACGTCGTGTAGAACTTACTCTTCCACAAGGTGCATTCACAGAGCAAACAATATTAAATCAAGAACTTCGTGTAGGCTCACGTTATCCTGAATCTCGTACAGGAAACATTGATGCTTCAATTGTAACTGGTCAGGGCGTACAGGCTTTGATGGGTGCATTTGATACACAGATTAAATCAGCACAAGCAATTTTTGCATCAGCCCTTCGTGAAGTAATCAGTATCTGTTTTGAGGTGGACGAAAAAGTATTCCCTGGCTCCAAAACTATACGTGGCGTAGATTCTGGCTCTCCATATGAGATTACCTACGAACCATCAAGAGACATCAAGGGCGACTACTCAGCCGATGTTCGATATGGAATGCTTGCAGGTTTAAATCCTGCCCAGGGATTAATCTTTATGCTACAGGCATTAGGTGGCGGACTTATCTCCAAAGATATGGCTATGCGTGAAATGCCATTCTCTGTTAACGTTGGACAAGAACAAGAAAAGATTGAAATTGAAAATATGCGTCAATCGTTGTTATCTTCAATTCAAGCATACAGCCAAGCAATTCCTGGTATGGCAGCACAGGGTCAAGACCCAAGTGACATTGTAAAGAAAATTGCAAACGTAATTAAACTAAGACAAAAAGGGACGACAATAGAGGAAGCAATTGCTGAGGTATTTGCACCAGCACCTGCTCCTGCACAACCACAGGTTCCTCCTGCTGGTCAGGCACAGATGGTTGAGCAAACGTCCCCTGCTCCCGAAGCCTCGCCAGTAGGAGGCGCTCTTCCACCACAGGAAGAAGCACCAGACATTCAAACAATTCTTTCAAGCCTTACCGCATCTGGTAAAGCAGGGGCACGAGTCGTAACCAGAGGATAACTAGGTAGGGGACAATGACAGCAATAGTTGGAATACAAGGTAAAGGCTGGGCTGTTCTAGGCGCAGATACTACAACCTCATATCAAGATAGACCATACGTGGCTAAAGGATGTGAGAAGATAGTTAAAATTGGTGAGTATCTAATTGCAGTTGCAGGTGATGCAATTGTAGGAGATATTCTTAATAACCTATGGCAACCACCAAAGGTAATTAAGACACAAGACCCAGATAGATTTATGATGATTAGAGTATTACCATCTATGAAGCAAACCATAATAGATGGCGGATACGACCCAACACCTAAAACAAAAAATGATGATGATTCAGGTTGGGATGCATTAGTTTGTTTTAATGGCAGGCTATATCAAGTTAGCGATGACTATGGATATATGCGAGATGACAAAGGTTTATATGCAATAGGTTCTGGTGGAACCTTAGCCCTTGGTGCATTAGCGGCATTAGAGTCTGAAACTAAGACTCACGCTAAAGCATCTGGTGCAGCAAAGAAAGCAATCAACATAGCAATTGAATACAACGTGTGGTGCGGTGGAACCGCAACTGTTAAAACACAATTTACTAAGTAGGAGGAATCGTGGCTGGTAACGAAAACAGCGGTGGCAACCAACCAAATTCTCCACAAAATAATTTTGGCGTTTCGGCAGTAGGTGGTGCTGGTTCTAAAGATGGTCAACCAAATATGTATATACCAGATATGAAAAGTTTGGGTTCTACTGGAGTAGAAA